CGCGAAGCATTGGCGGCGGCTGGGTCAGCGCGATCTGCGCGCGACTACATCGACACGCTGAACAGTTTTTTTGATGCCGCTGCCGATATCGAGGAACAGATTCTCGGGCGGCTCGATTCGCTGAACAAGCAAAATCGCGTGCTTAGCGAAGAAGACTTGATCCGCCAGCGGCTTATCGACAAGTACGGCAATAGTTCTCGGCTGATTGAAGATTTGGTCAAGGCTGAACTGAAGCTCGCAGAAGCGAAGCGCAAGACTAACGACGAAGCCGAGCGCGGAATTGAGATTGAAGATCGTCGCACGCAGCAGGCAGGCGGATTCGGCGCAACCGCAGTAGATCCGCGCGACGCATCGCCGGCAGCAACCGGCGGGCGCAGCAGCGCGCCTTCTGCTGGCTCGCGCGAGGCAATCAACATCACGATCAATCAGAACGGCGCGACACCGGAAACGATCCGCGAGATTGCGCCGCTGATTGAACGCGAACTATCACGACTTGGAGCATTGCGCCGGTGAGATACCTGACGAGCGACACGAACCTAGTAGCCGGCGCGACGCTTTCGGCTACCAATGTCGTTGCCTCGCAGGCTTTCGAGCTGGTGTCGCGCGATGCTGACGGTGGCGGCATTGTGTCGCTGACCGGAAGTTACACCGGATCGGATGATTCGGTCATTGACATCGAAGTAACGTCGACCACGATCAACGGCGCACCGCAGATCAGCGCGCCAGTGTTTGCCGGCGTCGGCAATGGCACGATCAGCGGCATCGGCGCCACGTCGGCGCTGAATGCGCAGCAATTCACGGTCACGGTGCTGGACACTGGCACCGTGACGCGCGCGGCATGGGTGCCGTTCCAGTCGGTTAACCTTGAGGCGCAGACGACCGGCACGGGTGGCAATGCGTACACGCTGCGCATCGATCAATCCGGGCTTGTTGCGACCGCCACCGATTACGCAGTCACGGCAGCAATGGCGCGTGATGGGTCAGAGTTTGCGGGCGAGGAATACAACTTCGGCGCCGTGACGATTGAGCCTGATGGCACCGTCCCGACAGACGCGCCGCGCATCCGATTTGGCGATGATGTGACGGTATACAGGCATTGGCGATCGTACCGTGACGGACGTTACCGCTACCATCTGTCGCCGGCGCTGCGCCGCGATGTGCCAGTCGGGACGCGCGTCTATGCCATCACGGGCGGTCGCACGGTCACGGTCTATGACGGCGTGACGCTGACCGACACGCATAGCGACGTGACCACGCTGTATTCGCTGCTGTCCGACATCGATGCAACGTCAACGCTGCTGACGGTTGATGGCGTGATTGCCAACGACCGGCGACCGGGCGGCATGGCATGCGATGACCTGAGCGTCTACACCGCGAGCTACCTCAACGGATCGACGCGCGGCGGATCGACCTATATTCAGCGAGCCGAGATTCCGCTCACGGTTCCGACTGCTGCGCCGACTGAAACGCTGCTGATTGAGTGCGTCGGGGCGCCGATTCCTGGCGCGGAAATTTGGAAGGCGACCGCATCAGTTAGCGGTGATCTAGGCACGTTCACGACCGGCGAAGAGTTCACGGGCGGCGGCTACTCGGCGACGATTCCGATTCAGTTGGCACCGACGACAGAGCCGGATGGTGAGTTCGCTGCCTACCTGGAGCTGAAGCCGCGCGACGTCGGCTCGGTTGTGCCGAGCCTGTGCGTTCGGAATCCTCGCCTCGGCATCGAAGCGCAGTCGCGCACCTACGTTTTTGAGTGGCGCCCGCGACCGGCGGAAGAATGCGACTGCTCAACCGTCCCCGTCAGCGGCGGGCCTATTGATGACTTACTTGGTATCAGCACTGGAGGTGCGGCCGTGGCAACACTGCCCGCGACGCTCAAATCGCTTTACTTTGAAATTGAGGACTGGCGGCAGCAAAGCCTCAATCTGAACTGTTACTTCGCAGCGACCGACGAAGACGCCTACATCACGTCGCTGATTTCGGACCTTAACGCCATGGTTGGCGTCGAGATCATCGCGCCAACCGAGGAAGCCACTTCAGGACTAGCCAGCATCCTGATGCAGCGGGTGTCAGCCATCGCCAAGTTTGAGGCGGCAGACATCGCAGCCATCGAGTTGACGGCCAACCTGTTCCAGCAGCATTTGTTGGCCGTCTACAATGAAATGGGTGGCAGCGGTGATTTTGATTCAACTGTTGCGGCAGAGTTCCAGACGCAATGGGATTTCATGGTCGACAAGCTGACGCCGCTGATGACCATCAGCAACACCGGCGCGCCGACCTGGAAGAGCAACGCATTCAGGACGCTGCAGATGCCGGCAGAAGCCATCGGATCGCCGCAGCAGGTGCTTGCAAACTTCGTCAGCAACACGGTGCAGGGCGTCAAGAACTTGACCAGCGACCTTGGACCACTGACGCGCATGATCCAGGCGTGCATCGGCAAGGTCTATATCGCAGGCAATCTGCTGCGCCCTTTTGATTCAGCCACGCTGACAGGGAATTCAGTGTGGCAGGATCACGGAGGAGACTATTGGTTTGTGAGCCAGGATGGCTTGCTGCCAATTCAACCGGGGCACGGATACCACTCTGCGAAGATGGTAGCCGATCCTGAAACGGGCGAGGATGTCCCAACCTCAACCCGTGAGTTTTACTTCGGGCCTGCGATTGGCTGCGTCGACTCTTTGTTGGTCGGCGACAAGCTAATTGTCGTGACCTCGCCGTATGCCAATGGTCGCTCGACATATCAGGCCGGCGATTCCGTCACGTTCGACATCGTGCGCGCCGATCCGGTTGCGCTTGGCGGCGGGCAGTCTGGCGACGATACGATCACCTTCAGTGTTCGCGGCTCAGACGTCGGTCCGCTTGCCAACTACGCACTGGTCACGACCTCGCCAACAAGCTACAGCGACGGCGGCCTATCGTTCACGGTTACGCCTGGCGGCATCGACTTTGCGGTTGGCGACCGATGGACGTTCTCGGCAGAGGGCGGCGAGTTCCGCTGGCGCGCGGACGGCGGATCGTGGACGACGGCAGACATTGCCGGGACTGTCGCGCTAACTGCTGGCGTGTCTGCGGCATTTCAGGTAGGCGAAACGCCATCATTCGTAGTCGGCGATACGTACCAACTCAAGGCGCTTGCGGTCAATGGTGCGGGGCAGATTCGCACGCCTGACGATGGCGCGATGTCGTGGACGACCAGTCAAGCATTGGTCATCACGCCGAGCCCAAGCACTGCGGTTGCTTGCCTGCTGATCGCGCACCACACGATTGCGAGCACGGCGACGATCACGCTTGCCGGGTCGGATGACGACTTCGCGTCGACGCCGTTTAGCGCGACGATTCCGTGGGCCAAAGGCACGATTGGATATCTGCTGCCGACTGCTGCGACCTACGCCAAGTGGCGAGTGTCGATCAATGAGCCTGGGTCTATCGGCTGGGTCTACCTTGGCGCCGGCGCTCAACTCACGTTGCCGACCGGCAAGGTCGAGGCCGGCGACTGGCGCCAGCGCGTGTACCCGCAGACCGCAGCACGCTCGCGCGCAGTGGCTGGCGACATCCTGCACAGTGCCGTGACGCAGGCGAGCTTTGATGCGCTGCTAGAGCGCTTCGAGACTGCGCTTACTGACGACGATGGCCGCATGGGCATCGTGTCCGCTGCCGGCGATGGCGCGTTCGTTCGCCTAGACGGCGACGTGCTGCAACTCACCGATGCGCGGCTATTCCAGTCGGCTGCGGGTAGTCGGCTGCTGTCGCTGACGGTTCCTGTGGTCGCAATCTAACCAACAATAACGGAGTTCTGAAATGGCAAACATGCGACCGGCACTGGCGCTTCGCAACGCTTGGGCCGATGGAATCAACACGCTGCTGAATGCAGGATCAGGCGCGGCAACAATCGAGATTTACTCGGGCACGATTCCGACTAACGCGGATACGGCAATCGGATCGCAAGTGTTGCTTGCTGTGCTGACTTGCTCGGACCCCGCGGCCCCGGCTGCAAGCGCCAGCGTCTTGACGTTCTCGACGATCACGGGCGACTCATCCGCGAATGCCACGGGGACGGCCACATGGGCGCGGTTCAAGGATTCGACGGGCGCGACTGTGTTCGATTGCTCTGTGACCGCAACCGGCGGCGGCGGCGTCATTACGCTGAATACCGTGGCCATCATCAGTGGCGCGCCTGTCTCGATCACGAGCGGCACCTTGACCGTACCAACCAGCTAAGCGGCCAAGCACCGTGACCGGCATCATCGCAGGCGGTATCGCGCTCCCGTCTGGCGCATTCCCCGGAATAGTCGCCGCAGCTGGTCCGCTGGCTGGCGAGATTCCGCTTGCGTCCGGTTCGTTCGTTGGCGCCTATTCGTCTGCGGGCACGTTTGCAGGCGAAGTGCCGCTGATCGCTGGCACATTCGCCGGGTACACCGCGATCACGGGAGCCATTGGCGGCACGGTGCCAATGATCGCTGGGGCGTTCTTCGGCGGTCCTGCCGTCATTGGCGCGATTGCTGGCGATGTTCCGCTGATCGCTGGATCTTTCAGCGATGGGCCGGTCGGTGCCATCTCTGGCGGAATGTCGCTTCCCGCTGGCGCATACACGGGCTACGTCGGCACCGCTGCAAGCGGTCGCTGGCTGCACCTGCACACGACGCCGCCGGCTCAGGTCTACGCGACCGACGCGCTGCGCGGGCGGCTGAATCCGTACATGCCTGCGCACCGGATCGAATGGGACGCGA